GAGGACTATCGTGAAATGGCACTTCAGATGGAAGATAGCAGATGGTTTAAGCAGACAACAAACAGAGCACAACGTTTAATTGATAGAGTTGTGAAACAGGGTGTACCTATATGAGTCCAAAAAAAAGAGAACTAACAGAAAGACAACAAAAGTTTTTAGAGGTTTTGTTTGACAAAGCTAACGGAGACCCTGTACAGGCAAAACTGTTAGCAGGATATTCAGAGCACTCTTCTACTTCTGCTATTGTTGCATCCATGAAAGATGAAATAATGGAAGAGACACAACTGTATATGAGTCGCAATGCACCTAAGGCAGCAGTTGCTATGGTAAGTGGAATTGATGACCCTACACAATTAGGCATTAGAGATAAACTTGGTGCATCAAAAGAGTTACTTGACAGAGTTGGTTTAATTAAAACTGAGAAAGTACAAGTAGAAGCATCAGGTGGTGTCATGTTATTACCACCAAAGAAGAAGTAATGGATAGAAGTTTAGGTAAGTGGAAGTTACCACAACCAACAGATTTAAAAGATGAAGAACAAAAGGAGTGGTCACAAGTTCCTAGAATATCAAGGATAATACCTTTTGGTTATAGACAGAATGAACAAGACCCTGATATATTAGACCCAATACCTTTTGAACTTGAAGCTATAGAAATGGCTAGAAAATATGTTAATCAGTATTCTTACAGACAGGTAGCTAATTGGGTAACACAGAAAACAGGCAGAGAAATATCACACGTAGGATTACGAAAAAGATTAATGCATGAACGACAACGTAAGAACCAAGCTAGAACTCTCAGAAAATGGTCTGAGTATGCCGAGAAAGCAATCCAAAAGGCGAAAAAGATTGAAGAAGGCAGAATCGGAGCAAGAGCTTAAAATAGTTGAAGAAATAGAAGCTATACCTGTTGAAGAACAGAATGTAGTTTTTAAACCAAATGAAGGACCTCAAACAGAGTTTCTTGCTTCTCCTGAAAGAGAAGTATTATATGGTGGTAGTGCAGGTGGTGGTAAGTCATATGCGATGTTAGCAGACCCACTACGTTACATGAATCATCCACAGTTTAGTGGATTACTACTTAGACATACAACAGAAGAATTAAGAGAGCTTGTTTGGAAGTCAAGAGAATTATACCCTCAAATATACAAGGGTATCAAGTGGTCGGAAAGAAAGATGCAATGGGTAGCTCCATCAGGTGCAAGACTGTGGATGTCCTACCTAGACCGAGACGATGACGTACTAAGGTATCAAGGTTTAGCCTTTAGTTGGATAGGCTTTGATGAATTAACACAATGGGCAACACCATTTGCTTGGAACTACATGAGGTCAAGACTTCGTTCTACTGCTCCTGATTTACAA